GGATAACTTCTTTACCAATTTTTATGGCAGCAGCTCCTGCAGCTACAGCTACTGATCCCATTGCAACACCGAAGCCTTTTAGGATACCTCCCATTTTGTCAAATCTACTGCCAGCATCATCAGCAGCTTCACCTGACCGCTTTAATTCATCTCCTAAGTCCTCAGCACCCGTTGCAGAACTTTCAAGTTCCTGCTCCATCTTGTTGAGATCCGCATTTGCATTATTCAGTTGGATCTGCCAGGATTTTGTTCTTTTATCATTTTCACCAAAGGATTCTGCGGCATTACTTAGAGCCGATTCCAAAGCTGATACCTTGTTTTTCTGGACATCAATTTCTTTGTTCAGCACACTGTTTCTTGCAGTAATTGCTTGAATGGATTTATCCTGCTTATCAAATTGGGAGGTGACCAGATTCATTTCAGAGCCCAGCACCTTAAAAGTCTGATTGATATCACGAAGAGCATTTTTGAACTCCTTTTCACCTTCAACACCAATCTTTAGTCCAAAATTGTCCGACATGCTTCATCACCTCCTCAGTTTATGGCATGAAAAAAGACACCTCTTTTGAAGTGTCTTCTGAAAACTATCTGTTATTTTGATTATGCTTCTGCTTTACCTAAGAATATATCACCTAGAATCTCGAGCATTTCATCAAGACTTGTACCTCTTATACCTAAGTTCTTTAAATCGGGTTTATCTTCCTTAATTTGTTCAATGAATTGAATGACATCATTTTGAATTTCTTCTGCAGGTCTAATTCTACTTGATGGTGATACATTAGCGAGAAGTCTAAAAATATCATTTTTATGTTTTTTAATATTTTTAGTATCTACCTGTTCCCCGGCTTCTTTTCTTTTATTCATATCCAGCCAAGCTTTTATTTTAAACAAGATTACAGTTTCTATTTCGATAAGTGAGTAACCATCTACTGTTCGTTTTCCTTTTATTAATATATCGTAATAGACTTCGTTTAGAAGTATTGCAGAGAGACTGACGATGCTTTCATCTATATGAATTGGTGTTAGCCCAGTATCAATTTTTAGTTCCAAGTTACTGGGATGCTTGCTGAAAAGTTCAATCATTTTTGGAAAAGATGGATCACTCGGTTCAGCAAAACGATAGAATTGATCCTTGCCTATGTTCTTGTCACGATGTTTATAGCCACCATCTTCAATGAACTTCCAAAATGTCTCCCCAAAAGATGGATCAAGAGCTTCAATAATGAGTACCATATCCAAATCCTTTGTTGCTCGAAATGGAGCTCCAAGTTCATCCATAAGAATATCGCAAGCCGTTCCTCCGATGAAAACATATTGATTTGTATAATCCCCAAAATACTCTTTAAATTTCTCTAATCCGTGTACCATGACTCACCTCGCAAGACATCTTCTAGTGCTTGCTCAACCCTTTCATCAGTTTCTTCTTTCAAGGATGTATATAGAGACAATATATCTACATGGTGTTTATCAGAAAACATTTTAGGGTCATAATCCCAAACCTGAAGCTCCACTAATTGTGCATCTTTAATAAAATCCTTGTTTTTAACAATTTCAATCTGCTCATTATTTAGCTGATTTCTATCTACTGCCCTGACAGGATGACCTGGTGGATTGATCATGGATAACTCTGCCAATGCATCAAACCCTGCAATCAAAGCACCTAAAGGCTTTGTTTTTGTGTAGATAATTTTTCTCACTGGTGTTTTGAGATACTCCCGGCCTTTTTGAAAGTATTCAGGATCTGGAATCCGTTTATATTCCTTACTACGTCCTGTCTTGCCACCGATTTCATAGGTGATTAGATTTGCATGGTACAGGTCATTTAACGCTCTAGAAGCTGTCATTTTATTAAATTCCATCTTTTCTGCAAACTCAGTCATATTCACAACTTCATCTTTATGGTACAAGAAATACAAGTACGCAATCTGAGCAGGTGTTGTAAAACGTTTAACTTCCTTTTCAACTTTCTCTTGCGCCTTTTTCAAATCAAGTCCCAAAAATGGCAAGTACATCTGTCCATCTTCAATTACAAAAGCAATTCTGTTTTCAATTAAACTTTTTCTTCTATACCTAGTGATTTCTTTGTAGAACAGAACAATTTGACGATCTGTTAGGTTTTTAATTTGCTTCATATGCTTTTGAAGTTTATCCATACCTGGTATCTCATCAATTATTTCTATCAAAATACATAGTGTTCCAAGTATCGTCATCTCATAAAAATTGTAACTATTCCTCAAAAATACTGGAAAATTATTCTTATCAAGTAATGGTTTTATTGTAATTCGCTCATCGACGTTCTCTTTTAAATAAGGTTCCACTGTCATAACCAATTAAGCCACCTCCTAATGTAACATTTTATATTTTAAATATAACACTAAAAATGTTACATTGCAAGTGTTTTTGTTATATTAAATTGAATTTACCTTTTTGATTTCAAATCTACCACTTCTATTGTTACATTTGAAATTTTATTGTTACATTGTGTTTTATACTTATATTTTATTCTCTTTACGTATGACAGTGTCTCTAGATCCAATCGGGTATGACATCATCGATGAATATTTCCCGCTTTGGTATTGCCATGCCATGATATTGCTTGTGACATTCCCAAAGATCCATCAAGTAGCCAAGCGGCATCAGCCACACTTCGCATTCCTTTCGATTGAGGTGGGCTGTGCCGTAGTAGATTAGCCGGGTAAAGAGCTCATCATCACTTACCCGACCACTTCGTTTTTTGAGGACTCACTCTCCACGTTTCTCTTAGTTCCCTTCATCATGCAGGCCATAATAGCGTTTTTGTAACCCGCCAGGTCGAAAGGTGTCGTCAGAAGCTCCACTTCATCTTCTAAGAGTAGCTCTTTTAAGTCATCCTTGTTTTTAAGATTATGAATCATTAGGGACTGATTGGCAAGAAGTGTGATCAACCATACAATTTCATCGAGGGCCATCTCAAAGTTCTCGCTTTTCATCAACTTATCACCAAGATTCTCAAGACCACCATACCTTTTGGCAATCTCCTTTGTAGCTTTTGTGGTTAGGATTAACTTGAATTCCTCCCCACCTATGTCAATTATGGCACTTCTGTCTTCTGATGCGTCATCAAGTTTCAACGTTTTATCTGTCATCAATATTCCTCCCATTAAGATACAACGACTGCAGCAACGTTTGTAGTCACAATAGTTGCACCACTAGAACTCAAAACGCAGTAGAAATAATAAGTGTCAGCAGTCAGGTCTGTTGGAATCACAAATACAGCCGATGTTTCACCTGAAAGAGGCGTTCCGCCTGACGTACTTTCAACCGTATTCTCATACCACTGATATGTGATTGAATTAGCCGTATTGACGGTCGCTAGTACAGACAAACTACCTGAAATGCTTCCAGCGATAACTTCAGTTAGCACTTCTGGCTCAGTCGTAATCGTTATGGTCGGTGTCACCGGCTGAAAATTGGGTTCATATACTGCTGTGAACCAGTTTATTATGGTTGCGTTTGCAACACCATTATCCCCATCAGTCACTTCTGCCTTCCAAGGATGCTTGTTTTCTCCATCCAGCTTATTTCTTCTAAAAACAGTTCCTTCAATGGTAGGGCTGCTGAAAGTGATAGAGTCGCCTTTTGTAGCAAGGCTTGTAGCTGGAACGCTAAATATTGCTCTATAAAGCCAGAAATATCGGTACTTTCCATTAGCTTTCTTTGCCCTAAAACCAATAGCGACGGGACTCCCGCCATCTTCACTTCTTGAAATCACCACATTATTGCTGTCTATTTTACATCCGGTCAGATCTTGTGCCACGAGTGAACCAATATCATCAATGCCTAAAGCCAGTGTACCGCTCTTAAACTCCTTCACAACTTCTGAAGGACCATCATCTGCATAAAGAATTGCTTCAACAAGTTCAATGCTGAGTTCTGCGGTCATAGCTTTAGCCAGGACCTTAGGAGCACCATAGGTCTCAATTCCATTTGCATCTTCTGTTATCTTGGAATAGTACAGACTATCTAATCCTATTGTTGCCATAGTTCATTTCCCCTTTCAGTGTTAATTCCGATTTCTCTGGTTATAAGTTAACCTCATATTCCTTTGCCAAATCAATGGCAAAGTGGTGAAAGCCTGTATCCTCCTCATAGCCTAGATACCTTCTATCTGTTATGGTGAACTCTGAAGTTAACAGAGTATCCACGATCTCACTTTTCCTTGCCATATAGTTATGCTTTGAAAATAAGGAGAGGCGAGCTTCCTGTAGTTCTGCACCTGGCATATTGTCAGCATAAAGTTCAAAGACATCATTCATAGGGATTATGACCAAATATTCATCTGGTGCTTTCTCTGAGAAAGTCCCTGTCTCTATCTGAATCCCCGCCTGATTTAGCACCTCGCTTATATCTTTCAGTATGCTGCTATACATTTCGCTCGCCCTCCTTTTCTCTTAGATTTTGTTGATTTCTTCATCGAGCTTTCTTTTCATGGCTTCAATACAAGCATTTTTTGATGCGGATTTTGCCGGTTTCAAAAATGGCTTGGCAGGCTGTCCCGATTTGCCATATTCGATGATGTTAGCAATCTTGGCATTAGACTCCCCATCGCTCCTTGGTTCGTCAAAACCCACCTTCACATCATAGTTTCCATCCCTGTTGACGCTCGCAGGCGTTACCCCTAGTGCGCCCACCAGTTCGCCTGTGGACCTTGTTTTCTCTTTGACGCCCGTTCCAATGACAGCTACCAAATTGCTCTTCACCTTGGCTTTCACGACTTCACCACCCACCTTCAGAACCTTTGGGATAATCTCGTCTGTTTTATCTGCCAGAGAAGATACCTTCATAAGAAAATCTTCTGGCAGTTTATAGGATGCTCTCGCCATGAAATTTCCTCCTAGTCCTTTGTGGCTTCAATCTTTTCAACTGCTACTTCCATATAAAACCCCATAATAATCTCAACACTTAGAATTCTATACTCACCAGTATCACACCTAATCAGCATGCCTGTTTCAATCATCACATCAGGTATCCGGCGAAGCTGAAAAGTAGCACTGGCTTTGGTGTAGGCCGCCATGTTGGCCCATTTCCGAGAGCCATGTCTTTCATCTTTATAAGCCCTGACTCTCGCAATAACCTGTTCATCCTTTTGCGTAAATCCCTCATTGTCTTTGACTAAGGTTGTATCGATAATCTCGATGATCGTGTTCATCTTCCCAAAACTCACCTGCTTCACCTACCTTAAACCTGACCTGATCAAAGCCATGATTCCTATCTTTCCTTCTGCCAACTCGGTAGCATCTCTTTTGCCTTTTATGTTTTGACCACACCCGTTTAATCAAACCTGCCACTCCTTTCCCATTCGAAGAAGCAAATGAACTGTCTTCCACACCTGATCGGATGCACTGACATTGTCATTAAAAAATCCACCTGTGGATCCATCTCGACTCTCATAAAAATGAGAGGCAAGCATGATGATGCCCTGTTCGGTGGCTGGTGACATAGGGTTTTCAGTGTAGTAGCCTTCTAAAAGATGCTGATAACTTTCAGCATAGCTGATGGCAGCGGCAATCAGCCCTTCAACAAGGGCATCATCTTCCTCATGGTTGAGGATGAGGTTGGCTTTTACCTTATCAAGTAGGGCCATCATTTATCACTCACTTTCCATAAGTCCAGCGGCTTTAAGTTTTGCAAGTAGCGCATTAAAATCTGAAACGAGATCCGCTACATCAACAGCAGTGCTGTTTGTCTGTAACGCAGCAGGCTTTAATACTGCTCCATTAAAGGTGATTTTACCGTCTTCAGTAACGGCAAGCTCACCACCGATTACGGTTTTATCTCCACCCTGCTCGGTGTAGTTTTTTGTGTTATATCCCATGTTTCATACCTCCTAATCTAAAATGAAGTAAGGCAGCCGTTAAGACTGCCCATTTAAATTACTTCCTATGCCTTTTGCTGAAGCACTTTGATGGCTTCAGGAAGGATCAGTTTTGCATCAAGTCTTTGTGATGCAAGGAATCCTACCTGTCCGTTGGCCGCATAAAGCTCATTTAGACGTTTGAAAGTTCTACCCTGTCTATCTGCGATCCAGTAATACTTGAAATCACCAAATAGAATCGTCTTTTCTCCAGCTGCAGCTGCAGGCATGAATTGTGAAGTCACAACTGGACGGTTCAGGATTGTATCGGGTGTTCCTGCCTGCACAGATGGCTGCCATAAATACTGACCCTGCCCATCTTTCAGTTTTCTGATGGCTTTAATGGTGGAGTCATTCACTAGGAAATTGGCGTTCTTTCTGTAGGAAGATTTGAGACTGTGATAAAGGTCAAGCACTTCATCCAGTGTAATTAATGTACTGCTTGCTGCTGTAACACCTAGACTTGCACCCCCAGTAGCATGTAGAAGTCCAGTCGGCTTGGAGACGCCATTACCTAAAAGGAAGGCTTCTTCTTCAGAGGCACCAATTCTTCTAGCAAACTCAGCTGCGATGTAAGCCTCAAGATCAAAGTAGCTATCATTGAGAAGTTCATCGGATACTTTAAGCATCGTACCAAGCTTATAAGCTGAAAGCGTCACCTGTGTAAATGCATCGTCACTTTCATCAAATCCACCCTCTTCATCCATCCAAACAGCGGATCCATGGCTTGCAACCACTGGAATCTTTCGATCGCCATAACTCGTTTTAATGACATGGCAGAGATTTCGAAGGATGTTTGCTTCCTGAAGTGCCTGAATCAGTTGTTTTTCGTACTCATCCGGCACAAGGAATCCACCTTCTGAGTCTGTCCCAATTTGAAGGGCATTCTGTACAGAAGGATTCAACTTGTTTCTCATGGCACCCCAAAAGGCACTCTTATAAGCATCAGATGCTCTTCCAGTTTTTTCTTCGGTCATCCTCTCAGGTCTTGATGCCAGTGGCTTTGTGATGGCAGCTGAAAGCTCTCTGTCCATCATCTCCTGACGCTCAAGGCGCTCGATTTCCTTGCCGAGGCTGACCACATCATCTTCCATCTTTTCATAGACGGCATTGTCTTCCGGTTTGATCAGGCCACTTTCCTGACGATGGTCATCCAGGAATACTTTAGCCTGTTCCCAAACTTTCGCACGTTGTTCTCTTAGATCTTGAATTTTACTCATATTCATTACCTCCAATTTTTAATCAGCTCCAGCCGTCTTTGCAGCTGGGCAATAGGAATCTGGTTTTCTAAAACAGTAGGAACTTTTTCATCTGCTGTAACCGCTGGTTCTGGCTCCATGCGCTTATCCGTGTCTGTTGATTTATCTACATCTGCGTTTGCCTTAAGGTACTTCATCCTCGCCTGAATCCCAGGGAGCTTATTTCTTAGAGCATTTGTCACCGTCATCTGGTCAAAGATAAAGCCACCTGACTTTTCATCTACCGTTTCAGATTCGTAGAGAATCTTGTCGGCAAACTTAAGCTCAATGGCTTTGTGTGCACTCATCCAGGTTTCAGCATCCATCATGTGTGCGATTTTCGCTCTTGAAAGTCCCGTTTTTGTCTGGTACGCATTGATAATGCTTTCCTTCACTTCACTTAAGAGGTTAATCCCTACCTGAAGATCTGCTACTTCTCCAGCAATAAGCATCGCTGGATTATGGATCATGATCACTGATAGTGGAGAAACGCACACTTCATCGCCTGCCATGGCAATGACAGAAGCTGCACTGGCTGCAAGGCCATCCACATGAACACTGATTTTCCCAGGATACTCTTTGAGCATGTTGTAAATCTGTGCAGCAGCGAAAGTATCACCGCCCGGCGAGTGTATCTTCACGACAATGTCATCCGCCCCCGGACCGCTGCCATAGAGCTCTGTCTTAAACTGTTTAGGGGTGATGTCATCATCAAACCAAGAGGACTCTGCAATATAACCTTCAAGGTGCAAAGTTCTCACAGAAGCCGCTTCAGCTTCGTTCACCACCCAGCGCCAAAATTTATCCATTTAATCGACCTCCTTTTTGGGCATAGAAAAAGCACTCCTCACTTTAGAGAAATGCTGTTGATACATTGTATTATGTTTGTTCTTGTCCACAGAAAGGTGGCAAGTTATACACTTATCATCATGGCTCATCACCACCACTCTCTTCTAAGGCTCTCAATGCATAAGCGCCGGCCATCTTTAGTGGTAGCATGTTGCCATTCACAAGGTAAAGGTCGCCACCATCTTCTCCTAAGATTGGATCCATGTTCTCCATTCGCCTCACATCATTGACGGAGAAAAATCCGTTCTGAATACCGATGGCATAACCATCCATTCGGGATTTGTAGTCCCCTCGCATAAGCGCTGATGCATTGAAGGATACAAAGCACTGACCTTTTTCTTTTTCAAGAAAGAGTTTCTTGTTCATTGCCTGTTCTATTCGAACCAGCCAAGGCCTTATGGTATGGACCACAAAGCTGATGGATTGATTCTCAATGTTGCTAAATGAACTCTTACTCAGATCTGCTACCATGTGCGGAGGCACTTGAAAGATCCGGCAAATCTCTTCTATCTGAAACTTCCTGGTTTCAAGAAACTGTGCATCGGAGTTTGGCATGCTGATGGCTTGATACTGCAGGCCATCTTCAAGAACTGCAACCTTGTTGCTATTGTTAATACCTCCATAGGCCGCTTGCCAGGCATCCCTTACCTTTGTTGGATCCTTGATGGTTCCTGAAGTAGAAAGAATACCACTTGGCGTAGCATTGTTAGCAAAGAATCTACCACCATATTCTTCAGCAGCAATGTTCAGGCCGATTGCATTTTTCGCAAGGGCCACAGGTGAGTAGCCCATAATTCCATCAAACCCTAGGCCGGGTATATGAAGAATATCTTCCGGACCTAGGTAATGAGTTATGCCATCTTTCCGGTAAGCGTAGTAGAGATTGCCCTTCCCATCTCGGTCAACTGTCATCTTATCAGGTAGCAGTGGGTAAAGATGCACCACTTCACCTTTGCCATTTCGAATGATCTGGCAATAGGTATTTCCCCATAAAAGAAGATGCGTCAACATG